AATGCTCCTGTTTTTGAATCGGGTATGGTATGGGCTCCTTTGGATGAACATTGGGCACAAGAAGTAATTGAAGAATGTGCAGCTTTTCCTCATGGTCAATACGACGATTATGTTGATAGTATGACCCAGGCTGTGTTAAGATATAGACAAGGGGGTTTTGTAACTACTTACTCAGATGACTGGGAAGAACCCTTACTTAAATTGGATAAGGAATATAAATATTACTAAGATGATAAATAAAATTAAAAGAGCATTACACAGCTGGTTTAATAAATATGAATTGCAATACAGAATCTTAATCTTAATTGCGGTAGTTTATTTAATAGCGGATAAAATAAAATGAGTAGAGTAAAAGCTGGTTTAGAACTAGGAAAAGGCGCAACTAAGTACGCTGGTAAAAAAATTAAAGAAATTGTTCAAGCTATTAAAACTAAAAGAAAGCGAAAAGCGTGGACAAAAGCCAATAAACCTAAAATCCGTGCTTTATCAGCAAAGTATAGAAAACAAACTAAATCGACAGATCCTTACAACAGACTTAGAAAATCAGTAGGGATGAGATCTAATATTCCTCATAGAGCGCAAACTCAAAAAGGTTCTTCTTTTAAAACGGTTAATGTAAAAAGCCAAGAGCATGCTAAATGGCTTTCAAGAGTAGGTCTTGAAGGAAGACTTAAACCAATTGATTTAGGTCCTTCTTTAGAAGCTTTGTTTAGAGCAGGAGTTACTAAAGGAACTAAAAAAGACAGGATCTTGACTAGGAAGTATTTAAGGAATAAACTAACAAGAAAGCATTCAAAAGGAGAATTTATTATGCCGCAAAAATATGGATACAGAGGCTACGGACAAGCTAGAACGCACGGAATGGGTTTAGAAGACGAACAGCTTAAACCAGGAAAAATTTACAAAGCTAAACAAGGTGTCTACGCTAGAGAAGATGAATCAATTGGAATGAGACTTGGTAAGAAAAAAACCAAGCATGATAAGAAAGTTGCAAGAGATGAATCTTATGGTAAGTGGGGCAAAAGAGCTAAAGACTGGAAGAAAGCTTCTCAAGGTTACTACGCTAGAGAAGACGAGTCTATTGCAATGAGAAAAAAGAAAAAAAGAACTCATAAACAACTTGTTGCAAGTAGAGATGAATCTTATGGCGACTGGGGTAAGAGAAAAAGAGACTGGAAGAAAAAAGTTATTAAAGCTAGAGGTGGCGTATCTGTTAAAACAAAATTAAACGGTACTTTATTTACGCACACTTATTAAGGAATAATATGGCCATTTTAAAAAAAAAAGGAATGCCTAAGGCTAAAGAATATAAAAAATTCTTAAGAGGCATGCGGGCAGCTACTTCATCTAAATTTCCAGCGGATTCATTTATGGAAAGAAGAATGAAATTAGGTTCAGCTAAATTACTAGCCCATAACAAATACAAACTAGAACAACCTAAATCTGCTTTAAAAGAAGTGGGTAAAAAAGCGGGTAGATTTCTTCCTAAAAAAGTAGTGGCAGTAGCTACTGCAATAGGAGCAGGAGTTGCGGCACTAAAAGCAAAAAAGAAAAAAGAAGCTAAGAAAAAAATGGGTGGTGGCATGATGAAGAAATATACTAAAGGCGGAATTCCAGGTTATGATACAGGTACTTGGATTACTAAAAAAGAAAAACCTACAGCTTGGATTACTAGAAAAGAAAAACCTACATCTTGGATTACTAAAAAAGAAAAACCTACAGCTTGGATTACTAAAAAAGAAAAACCTACAGCTTGGATTACTAAAAAGAAAAAAGCAGACTCAGAGGCGGGTGAAACTGAACATATGAGAACCAAGAAACAGTGGTGGATTAAAAAGAAATCTAAAGGCGGAATTCCAGGTTATAATACAGGAAAAGGAATAGAACTAGCCAAAAAGCATAAAAAAACATTAAAAGACAAAATAGCTACGGGAATAGGTTATGCTGGAGAAATGGGTAAATCCATACCTTCACCTGGCAATCCATATTTTATAAAAGATCAAGCAAAAAAAATTATAGAGAAAATTAAGAAAAAAAGATTAGAAAAATCTATAAAGCAAAAGCAACAAGCTACTAGAGAGATAACAGATATATTTAGTGGAGGCAGAAAAGGCAAACCACATAGTTCACCTGAAGGAAGAAAAGCTTCAGCGGGTAGAACAATAAGAAGAATGATAGCTAATCGTAAAAAATTTATGCGACCTAATTGGACAACCTCTCGAAATCCTAGAGCATTAAATGTCGGTGGTTCGGTGACCGTTAAAACTAAAATAGGAAAATATTTTCCAACTAAAACATATTAGGGGACACTTATGTCCTTGAAATCTCTTATTACTGGGATTGGTAAACATTTCTTAAAAAAGAAAAAACCTACCACTGGCAAAGAACAAAAACTTTTAACTTACGATAAAACATCCCCACAAAAAACAGCAAAAGAATTAGTTAGGCAGGATCTTAGAGTTCCTGCAGTACCCTTAAAAAAAACTAAACCTTTACACATGGGAAGTGAAAAATCTCCTTTGTTTGGTTCTTCAACTTATGATTGGATTATGAAAAAAGGGCAGGGAAAGTTTACTGCTGATGAATGGTTAGATCATTTAACTTCTACTCGACAAATGAAGTTTAAACTTTTTGGACAACCTGCTTTTAAAATGGTCAGAGATCCTAAAAGATTTAGATATGATTCAGGGCCTTTCAGAGGAAAAGAAGTAGTTATTAATAAAGAAGAATTATTCGATACTAATATAGCATTATTTAACGAAGCTGGAGATTTAACAGGAGGCTTATTATATGCCGCTAAAAAGTTTGGTTTAAAATTAGATGCTAATACTTTAGGAGCAATGATTAGATTAAATCCTGTAAATAGACTTAAGGCAATTGAATTAGGTGTTCCTAGAGGAGCTAGTGAAGCATTAGAAGCAGGAGGTAAAAGAATTAACAGCCAAATTTACCAAATAAAAAGAAATTATCCAGAAAACAGACAAATTTGGGATGTACTAGATAGTGCTTTATATCAAGCTAAAAGCTTAAATCCTTCTTCAAGTCAAAATACACTTAAAGAAGCGAGTAAAAAATTAATAAAAGAATTAAATTATGTTAAATCAAACCCAAGTGTTTCTGCTACAGATAAAATTTTATTAAATAAAATTATCGGCGAAACAGATGAACTCACTAAACCCTTTGCGAGTGCAGCCACTCGGTATGGAGATGAAACCACTTATACTTTACAAGGAGGAAAGAATTATCGAGAAACACTTTTTAAATTAGATGAAGCGATTCCTGGTAATACTGAGCCATTTAAAGCAATGGGACATTTTGATGATCTAGGAAAGAATATGGTTTATCATGTGAGATTTGATACAAGGATGACTCCTGACGGAAAAAAAGTTTTTATGATTAATGAAATACAATCGGACGCAAACCAAGCAGTTGCTAAAGCATTAAGTAAAGCTCAACAATTAGCTGGAGATAAAAGAATTAGTCCTTATCAAATAGATATGGAAATGGGTCTTTTGACGCAAAGTAGAGGAGCTCTTTTAAAACAAATGGATGAAGCTATTAAAGCAGGTAATTTTGCTAAATCACGAGCAATAGGAAAGGACTTAAAACAAATTAATCAAAAACTTAAAACTGTTTTTAGAGCCGCTGATGAGTATGATGCCAAAAAATTTGATTATTTTCCTATGGTTGAAGCAGATGCGTACGGGGATCATGCTTTAAAATATTTACTTAATAAAGCAGCTAAAGAAGGAGTAGATTATGTAGCCGTTGCTCCGTTTAACAAATTAAGTTTTAGACAAGGTTACAAAGCGGGTAATGAAAGATTTTATGGTTATGCTTCGGGTAAAGGAATTGATAAAAAAGGAAAAGCTGTTATGCCTGATTTGATGAGAAAAATAGCAAATTTTTATGAGTCAAAATCTGGTCCTATTAAAATTTCTCTTTCTGATCCTAGCAAACCTTATAAGATGGTGAAAACCGATAAATTTACATATCCTAGTTCCCATTCGCAAAAAGGTAAAAACATTTTAAGTAAATATCATGATGATGCTCGTAGCACAGCAGAGGAGGGTTATAAATATGTAGCACCTGATGATCCTAACTTGTTTTTTGATGCATTTGCGATTAAAGTGAATCCGTTAATGCAACAGACATTAAAGACATACCGTTCAAAAGGGGGATTAGTGGTGGATATGTTTAAACCAATAAGGTACAATGCGTTATGGCAATAGAGAAGAATAAAGAATTAATCACAGAAGAAGATAAAATAGAAGAGGTTGAAGTACAACCAGAAGGTCTTCCACCTGATGTAGAAATAGAAGGCGAAGAAGAAATAACGGAACAACCTTTAGATGATTTTAATACAAATCTTTCTGAAAATATGGATGAAAGAACTCTTAAATCAATGGCGAGTTCTTTAATTGAAGAATATAAAAAAGATAAATTATCCAGAAAAGAATGGGAAGAAGCTTATATAAAAGGTTTAGATTTATTAGGCACTAAATACCAAGAAGTAACTAGACCGTTTAAAGGAGCTTCTGGTGTCACTCATCCTCTACTTGCTGAATCAGTTACACAATTCCAAGCACAAGCTTATAAAGAACTAGTCCCTAGTGATGGACCTGTACGAACACAAGTTGTGGGCTTACAAACACCTGCTACTGAACAACAAGCAGAACGAGTTAAAGACTACATGAATTATCTTTTAATGGAAAAAATGGAAGAATATTCGACAGATATGGATCAAATGTTATTTTACCTTCCTCTATCAGGTTCTACTTTTAAAAAAGTTTATTATGATGCTTTCCTTGAAAGACCAGTTGCTAAATTTGTACCGAGTGAAGATTTAATTGTTCCATATTTTGCTTCAGATTTAAAAGATGCAGAAAGAATTACAAACAAAATTACTATGACCCCTAATGAAGTAACTAAAAAAATGGCGGCTGGTTTTTATAGAGACATAAAATTAGTTCAAGGGACTGACGAACCCGATCGATTACAAAATAAAATAAATGAACTTGAAGGAGTTAAAAGAACTGAAACAGATTATTTACATACTATTTTAGAAATGCATATTGATTTAAATTTAGATGAGTTTGAAAAATTTGATGATCGTGCTAAAAAAATAAAAATTCCTTATATTGTAACTATTGATGAAGGAAGTGGAGAAATTCTATCTATTTATAGAAATTACAGACCAGACGATCCTACTTATCAAAGAATAGAATATTTTGTTCATTATAAATTTTTACCAGGACTAGGTTTTTATGGTTTTGGTTTAACTCACATGATTGGAGGCTTAAGTAGAGCAGCGACTCAAGCTTTAAGACAATTAATTGATGCAGGAACTTTAAAAAATTTACCTGCGGGATTTAAATCTCGTGGTATTAGAGTTCGAGATGATGATCAACCAATTCAACCAGGAGAATTTAGAGATGTAGATGCGCCTGGAGGAAATATCAAAGATCAATTTTTTAATCTTCCTTTTACAGAACCTTCAGTAACTTTGTACAATCTTTTAGGATTTGTGGTACAAGCTGGTCAAAAATTTGCTGCAATTACTGATTCCAATACTGGAAATGATGTTCAAAATAGAGCTGTTGGTACTACAATTGCTTTAATGGAGAGAGGAAGCAGAGTAATGTCTGGAGTTCACAAAAGATGTTACTATGCAATGAGATTAGAATTTAAAATTTTAGCAAGAATTTGTGCAGAATTTTTACCACCCGAGTATCCTTATGATGTCTTTGGTGGCCCAAGACAAATAAAAGTATCCGATTTTGATGAAAGAGTAGATATTCTACCTGTAGCAGATCCTAATATTTGGTCTATGGCACAAAGGGTAACTTTAGCACAAACACAATTACAAGTCGCTTCTTCAAATCCACAACTTCACAATTTACATGAAGCTTACAGAAGGGTTTATGAAGCTTTAGGTACTAAACAAATTGAAACTTTATTAAAACCAGCACCTAAACAACCAGAACCCATGGATCCAGCAAAAGAAAACGCTAGAGCTTTAATGATGAACTTGTTAACAGCATTTGAATTTCAAGATCAGGATGCCCATATCGCTGCACATATGGCATTTATGCAATCCAGAATGGTACAAATTAATCCACAAGTTTATGCCTTATTACAATCTCATGTTTCCGACCATGTTTCTTTTAAAGCGCGTAAAGAAGTTATGGAACAAATGATGCAAGATCCCAACATGATAGCTTTACAGCAACAAAATCCTAAAGAATTTAAAATTGTTTATGCAGCGGCAGTCGCTACTGCAGTAGCAGAGATTACGGAACAGTTGGTTAAAGGTGAACAACAAGCAATGGGAGCTCAACAAGATCCATTAGTTAAAATTAAACAACAAGAAATAGATTTAAAAGCTATGGATCTGCAAAGAAAAGCTCAAGAAACTAAATTTAAACAAGATCAAGAAAACTTACGACTTAATACAAGAATAGATTTTGAATATGATAGATTAGCACAACAAGACCAACAATCTGATGAAAGATTGGAAGTGGCACGTGAGAAAATGAGACAAAAGTGAAAAGAGAAAGATTAAGTGGAGGTGTTAGGTATGGACCGCCTCCTAAACGAGGACCAAACCCACAAGGTTTAAATAAAAAGAAATTTACTAGTGTCAGAACATACACAAAAAAATTCATACGAAAATCTCGCTAATAAAAATAAAATAATTTATTTAGCAGGTTGCTTTGATGGAGAAGGCAGTTTTGGTCTTTGGAATAAATCACAGAAAAAACGATATTTTGGGGTATCTCTTGAAACTACAGATAAAGATATGGTTAAAAGATTTCATACTATGTTTGGAGGAACTTTTTACCCTTTAAAAAGAAGACAAGCCCACCATAAAGACACTTGGCGATGGAAAATTTGGGGGAGAGGGGCTTTTTGTTGCATGGATAAAATGATATCCTATATGTGTTTAAGAAGACAGGAGAAATATAATGTGGTTCAACGCACTATCAATGGCAGTGAAAGCAGGGTCGCACATATATAAAAGGCGACAAGAGACAAAGATGGCTATGGCGGATGCACAACATATGCATGCGCAGAAGATGGCTCGCGGCGAGGAATCTTACCAGGGCAAACTTTTAGAGGCCCGTCAAAACGACTACAAGGACGAGGTGGTTCTTGCGATTTTAACGTTGCCCATTTTGGTGCTCGCTTGGGGGGTCTGGTCGGACGATCCGGCGGCTATGGAGAAGATTAAAATTTTCTTCGAGCATTTCCAGGCACTGCCGGGCTGGTTTACAAATTTATGGATCCTTGTCTGCGCCAGTATTTTTGGTATAAAGGGAACACAAATATTCCGTAATGGAGGAGGAAAGAAATGATAGAAGAATTATTAGATAAAATTAAACTGGAAGTAACACATATTTGGACAGAACATAAAGTTATTGTAATTGGTGTTTCTGCACTTATTGTTCTTTTACTTGTAGTATGAGTAAACTACCAGATTATTTAAAGAAAAAAGCAAAGAAAGCTGTAAAAGGCGTAACAGTAGGCACTGATGTAGGTCTTTATACGGACGATTATGTAAATGAACCTAGTGGAAGTTTTACTATTTCAAAAGGAAAGACTAGTGTAAAAGGAAGTGTTTCAAAACCTTACCTAAAAGACAGTAAACAAAATCTTAATAGTACGCTTGGCTTAACTATTACAAAACATGGCAAAAAAAGTGCTTTTAGTGTTGAAGGTTCTAAAACAGGTAAAAGTAAAAAAATCGGTTTTAGTTTTTCAAAATCTTTTACTAAAGGTGGCTTAAGTTCAAGAGAAGCAACAAAATATTATAAAGGAATAATTTAATATTGCTTTTTTACCCAGAAGATTTATAACTTCTTTATGACTATTAGAGGAGATTCTGTAGAATATGAGCTACTAAAAAAATGGTGCGATGATCTTAAACTTACTCCAGAAATACTAACTTGTGAAATTGGAATTAGAGAAGGCTTGGGCTCTAAAATAATTTTAGAATCCATTAAAGAAAGACTAAGAAATATGAATTACAATATGAGTTATTTTAGACATATAGGCATTGACCCCTATAATAATTTAAAATATCAACATTACGACAATTCTCCTTCTTATACTTCAGACTATACAAATGAAATGTGTGAAACAATGCGTAAAGATTTTAAAAATGAAAAAAATTTTGAGTTTTATCAGTTAGATGATAAAACCTTTATGGAATTACATTCTTCAGCCTGGACTATGAGAAATTTTAATTTAGTTCATTTTGATGGACCCCATATGACTAGAGATGTTATATCAGAGGCTGTTTGGTTTGCTGATAGATCCGTTTCTGGGACTAGATTTATTTTTGATGATTATAAAAAATATGATAGTGATACTCTTATTAAAATGCTTAGTTATTACAGATTTAAAGTACTTGAATCAGGAAATAATAAACTTTGTTTGGAGAAAGAATAATGGATATTGATACGGTTTCCCTTGTCCAACATAAAATTAAAAAAAATCTTGGTACTCTGAAAGAAGCCCTACTCCATAGTGTTGACAGCATGGACAAATTGCAATATGTTAGAGGGCAAATCAAATCCTTAGAGGATTTGCAACAGGATCTAAAAGACCTGCTGACAACAACGGAGTATGACGATGACCAAGTCCACGGAGATACCGAAACGGACTGATGCACTTCTAAAAGCTTATAGAAGCGAAGAAGAAGTTAAAACAGTTCTCGATCCAACAGCGATCGATCAATCAACACTAGATCAACTACCAACCCCTACAGGATATAGATTATTAATCTTGCCTTATGCAGGGCCTAAAAAAACTAAAGGTGGTGTCTATTTATCTGATACAACTCAAGAAACCATTCAAATGACGACAGTTTGTGGTCTTGTACTTAAAATGGGAGATCTTTGTTATCATGACAAAGAAAAATTTCCAAAAGGAGCTTGGTGTAAACTTAACGATTGGGTAATTTTCAGTAGGTACGCTGGGTCACGATTCAAAATAGAAGGAGGAGAAGTAAGAGTATTAAATGATGATGAAGTCATTTCTACAATACGAAATCCTCAAGATATTTTGCACCATTATTAAGGAGGATTAAAATGGCAGAAGATAACAAACAAGTCGAAGTAGAATTAGATACTGACGGCGTTAAAGAAGAAACCATTGATGTTAATACACCTAAAGAACCAGATCCATCTTTTGGAAAAAAAGAAGATGTTGATTTAGGCTATACAGATGTAAGCGTTAAGGAAGAAAAAAAAGAAGACACGAAAGAAGAAGAAGATAAAAGAACCTACGATAAGAAGATAGATCACGGTCATGATATTTCATATGAAAATGAAAGAGAAACTAAATTAGAGGAGAAACCTGACCAAATTAGTCAGGATTCAGATCGTGATGAGGAAGGATTAAAAAATTACTCTGACAAAGTTCAAAAGAGAATTAAAAAACTTACTTTTCAAGTAAAAGAAGCTGAAAGAAGAGAAAAAGCAGCAACTGAATATGCGAGAGGTTTAAAAAATAAGTATGAGACGATTCAAACGAAATATGATGAAACTGATACTAATTATCTTAAAGAATACGACGCAAGAGTAGATGCAGAAAGAGATAAAGCTAAAGTTGCATTAAAAAGTGCGTTAGAGTCTCAAGATGCTGATAAAATTATGGAAGCTAATGACAAGCTTACAAAATTAGCAGTTGAGAAAGAAAAAATTTCTATGACCTTAGGTGAAAAAGAGCATAGAAAAAAAGAAAGCGAATCACAAACTGCGGAGCAAAAAGCTAACGAAACTCCACCACCAATTAGTCGAAGAGCCTCAGATTGGGCTACAGACAATGAATGGTTTGGATCTGATCGAGTTTTAACTAATGCTGCTATGAACATTCACGAAGATTTGATACAGCAGGGAATTGACGCAGAGAGTGATGAGTATTATAATCAAATTAACAAACGTATGAAGGAGTATTTCCCTCAGAAATTTGCCAAAGACACGACTGAAGATCACAAAGCTCCGATCGTCCAAAATGTAGCTTCTGTAAGTCGTAGATCGGGAGGACGCAAAGCTGTGAAACTCACCAAGTCACAAGTAGTTATCGCTAAGAAATTAGGGGTGCCACTAGAGGAATACGCAAAATACGTGAAGGAAGGAACATAATTATGAATAAATCTAAAACTTCACGCGAGTCTGAATCTAGAGAAAAACTTTCTAGAAAGAAAGATTGGACTCCACCATCCAGTTTGGATGCGCCAGCTGCACCGCAGGGTTTTTGCCATAGATGGATAAGAACTCATGTGGCGGGTTTTGAAGATGCAGGTAATGTGTCTAAAAAACTTAGAGAAGGTTGGGAATTTGTTAAGGCTGAAACACTTTTAAGTGAAATAGGCGAACATAGTTACCCAATTATTAATGACGGAAAACATGCTGGACTCATCGGAATTGGTGGCCTTGTGTTGGCAAGGATACCAGAAGAGATTCTGAAAAGTCGTGCTGAGTATTTTAAGAAAATAACTCAAGACAGAACAGACGCGATAGATCAAGATCTTATGAAGGAGCAACACCCAGACATGCCAATCAATATTGAGAGGCAGTCAAGAGTTACCTTTGGTGGTAGTCGTAAAAAATAATTTTTTTGCATTACCTACCTCAGTAGCTGGGATTATAGTTAAAACAACAATACGGAGATAAAACAACTATGGCAAACGTAAGTGAAAAGTTCGGTCTAAGACCTTACAGAAAACTAGACGGCACACCATTAGTAGGAACTCAAAACAGATACATTATCAAAGACGCGTATGCAACTGCGATATATCAAGGGGATTTGGTTATACCAACTTCCACTGGTAATATTGAAAGACATACCGCTGGAGATTCAGCAGCTGTTGTGGGTGTTTTTAACGGATGTTTCTATAATGATCCAACTACGCAAAAGCCAACGTGGAAAAATTACTACCCTGGCTCTATCACACCGACACAAGGCGATATTACTGCCTTTATCGTTGATGATCCAGACGCTGTATTTTTAATGGACGCGGATGACACTTTTGCTAGATCGAATCTATATTCAAACTATTCGGTTACTAACACTACTGGTGTTACGCAAACAGGAATATCAAAAGTACAATTAGATGTGGGTGCTAAAGGTACAGCATCTACTTTTGTTGTGCAAGCAATTGACATTTCGCAAGATCCTGACAATGAGGATCAAACGGCTGCAAATGCAAATATTCTTGTTAGAATCAACAATCATTTCTACCGTCAAGGTGGAACTGGGCTAGCATAATATAAATAAAGGAGAATAACTATGGCTATATCACGAGCACAACTAGTTAAAGAACTAGAGCCAGGTTTGAATGCTTTATTCGGCCTGGAATACAATCGTTACGAAAATCAAGACAAAGAAATTTTTGTAACAGAAACATCTGACAGAGCTTTCGAAGAGGAAGTAATGTTAAGCGGATTTGCTTCTGCACCAGTTAAACAAGAAGGTGCTGGAGTTGTGTTTGATCAAGCAGGTGAAACTTTCACTTCAAGATACAATCACGAAACAATCGCTTTAGCATTTGCTATCACTGAAGAAGCAATCGAAGATAACCTATACGACAGATTAGCTGCAAGATACACAAGAGCTCTTGCAAGATCTATGTCTAATACGAAGCAAGTTAAAGCTGCAAATGTATTGAACAATGCACAAGTTACTACAGTAGTAGGTGGAGACGGCGAATCTTTAATCGGAAACGCACACCCATTAGCTACAGGTGGAACTTTCTCAAATGTTCTTGCAACAGCTGCAGATCTTAACGAAACTTCACTAGAGCAGTCATTGATTGACATTGCTGGGTTTGTCGATGAAAGAGGATTGAAAATTGCTACTCAAGGCAGAAAAATGATAATTCCAAAAGAATTACAATTTACTGCGGAGAGAATCATGAAATCACCTCAAAGAGTCGGCACTGCAGATAATGACATCAACGCAATCTACAACATGGGAATGGTTCCTGAAGGTTACAGAGTTAATAACTTTTTAACTGACACGGATTCATATTTCTTGTTAACTGATGTGCCTAACGGTCTAAAACATTTCGTTAGATCACCAATCAAAACTGCAATGGAAGGTGACTTTGAT